GAAGAAGTTTTTAATAACTTCTATGTATCTTTGACCGCCACGCATCAACTTTTCGAGGAACTCCTGAAGGCGGATAGATGCTCTAAATTCTGCTACTGTGTTAGTGGCTGTAGTAAGTGTATTGTCTGGATCATACATGTACTCACCTAGACCGCCGATTTGTATGTCGTTACCGCCAGATTGAGATAGCACGCCTGCTGCTGGTAGACCTGTACCAGTTTCTACAAATTTAGGATCGCGTGCTGCTTGTGAACCTGATTTTAGGACTACATCTCCATAAGGCATATTTACTGCTGCACCTTTTTGTGGGCTAGGTAATGCTGATGTGAAATAATCGTGCATCCAGGCACGCTTTCGCATTGTTGCCATTATTCCAACTGCTTGTACTCCGTCGGCTAGTTCTGTATTTAGTTCAGTTATTAGGTTTTGATCGCGATACCAATCGTTATAGATTTTCTGGTATGCCATTAATGGAAGAGCGTTGATCGCTACAGGGTTTGTGCTAGACCAAGATTCGCTTATCGGAGGTATTCCGAAATAATCTAGAAATCGTTGCTGGTCTGTTGTAAGTGTGTCTTCGATCAATATCTGTGGAAGTCCGCCTGTAGTTTTGCCTGTTATAAAGTCTTCCCAATTTGGCCATGTGAGGCGGTTTGGTACGAAGAAATGATGAACAGTGACATTGAACTTGTGCATAACAGGAGCAATAAGAGGAGCGAAACGGATAAAAGCATCACTGCTAATATTGAATATATCTCCTGGATTCGTTTCGATCGCTCCGATCGGTATGAGTTCCCCCATTTTAGCGGATAGCTTAACATCATGTGAAAGGTTAAATGTGTTGCGACTAGGTGCGCCGCTAGGGATAGTAGAGAATATGTTGCTCATAATCTGATGCCCCCCCTGTCGATCGCTGTTTGTTTAACCTTGCGTAACTGTGTGGTACGCTTTTTGTTTTTGTTGTAGTTTGATTTTTTTCTGCTCATGGCTGTAGTTATTTGTCGTAAAATTTTGGATTGAACTTTTGAACGGGATACCCGTTCGACATTTGAGGTTTTGGTTTTGCTAGGTTTGCCTTAGGAACGAATCTGCCTACTGTTGATCCAATTTGTATTAGGCCGGCTGCTATCATTAACTGATTGAAATCTTCGTCATTTAGTGATAGACTTGCTGCTGTTAATTTTAAGTAACTTGGATCGTTAGGGCTTAGTCCATACTTTTTGAGTTTGAACTCTGCTTGTTTTAGCTTGCTGTCCCATTTAGCATTGTTAATTGATTGTTTAAGTAGATTTGTTTCTTCTACTGTTTTGGACTTTTTTAATTGTTCGTGTAGATACTCCTGGAATAGCTTTTTGTTAGAGTAGGTCTGATTGATCAGTTTGCCTTTTTGTAGTTCTTTCTCCAGGGTTAGATAGTCCTGTTTGATTTGTGTGTCTACTTCTCTTAGCCATTGTTGCGCCTGCTCTATTCCGATAGATTGTCTTCTGCCTTCGATGTCCAGGCGTGCGCCTTCTTGTCGATAGCTGTTGATTGATTTGTTGAAATCCAGGTCGAATTCTGCTCTTCTGTTTTCGATGTCTTTACCTGCGATAGTTGCGTCTAATAGATCGTTTTGCTTTTTTAGGTTATCTGTTTGTAAACCTGCTTGCTGTGCTGCGATTATGTTTTCTATTCCTTTTTGTGCACTGAATCTTATTTGGGGTGCTACTGCTGGTGTATTATTTGCGTGTCCTGTCCTGGCTTGTTGTGATGTGTTGGCTGCTGTTCCTGTTCCATAGATCAAGTGAGGGTTTAACCCTGCTTTTTTTAACCTGGCTTGTTGTGCCGAGGGATCGTTGTAATCGTTGTTTCTTTGCCAATTTCTGTATTCTGTTTGATTTTGCAGTGCGAACATTCGTTCGTCGTGCCAATGGTTTTCGGTGTTGATCTGCTTCTGCTGTTTGCGATTTTCGTAATCGCTCATAAAGTCTACTGCCATCCCTAAACCTGATAGGCCTGCCATACCGCCGCCGCTCATAGTGTTGTCATCTGTGCTTAAATTACCAAGGGAAATTTAAGCTAGGATTTCGCCACCTTTGTTGGCTTGTCTTTGTAGGTGATACTCTTCTACTTCTGTGAGTAGTCTTGCTTTCTCCTGGTCGATCCTGGTCTGCTCTTCTAGTGCTTTCTTTTTTGCTAGTTTTGCTTTGAGATCGTTTTTCATTTCGAATAGTTCCTGGAAGTCCAATTTTCTTAGGTCCGTTCCTGTACTTTCGTCGTTGAATGTTCCTGTGCTTAGTAGGTGTCCGCGCATTGGGATTCCTGCTTGTTGCCTGGTCATTAGTTCTCTAATTCCGATTGCTTCGTCTTGTAGTGTTTCTGAAGATTTGAGGAATGTCTGTCCGTTGTAGGGTTTGTGATACCTACAGTTTGCCGAATTTCTCGGTGCTGGGATTTTGGTTTTTGTTTTCATGTGTTTGTTAGTTTAATGTACTCTTCATACTCCTTATCTGTCATTGATAAGATTGACTTTTGTTTGAGATAATCCTTCCTTAATGCTTGAATACTAAGTTCTTGAGCCTGGAAGATTTCTGCCTGGTGATGGTTGTAGTTTCTGTTTTTTGTGTGCATAGTGTTTTTGCTTTAGTTTCAATCGCGCTAACGCTACAAGGTTGATCGCTCGCCGCGTGGCAAGTTTAAATCATTGCGGTTTAGTTATTTCCGCTTGCTTTGCCAATATTTCAAAGAACGTTGAGGGCTAAAGTTTGCCCGTTTTGTTGTTTACAAGTCTCATCCTTTTTTTGTGATTTTGAGTGATGAGTATGTCATCTAATTGTAATTTTCTGGCCTGCTGTCTAGGTGTTAGTGCTTCGAATTCTTTTTGTTGTTTTTCTTGTAGGTACTCTGCTATATCCAGGCGCATACTGTCGTCATACATGCGTTTTTTGTAATAGTCTGGTATTGGTATTTTGTAGCCATCCTAGTTGATATAATATCTGTTGTATAGGTCTGCCCAATGCCATTCTAGATTCTTATCATTGAGGTAGTTTGAGCCTATACCTTTTGACATGTGAGCGAATTCTGGATGCCTGTTATCCTTGGGGAATTGTGGTACTGTGATCCCCTTGCTAATGTATTTTAAACAGTAGTTCACTGATTCTGGTGTTACCTGGCCTACTGATATGTATCCGTACTTATAGTACTTACAGTTAAAATTGAATTTACCTTTTAGATAATGTTCTGGATCATTGAGTGCCAGGATAGATTGTGCTTTACCTATGAGTGTTTCCAGGTCTATGTTGTATATTATTACATGGTAATGTGGCCGATTAAATCGTCCGCCGTACTCGCCAACTAAGAAATACTTTATTGATTTCGCGTCATTTTTTAGTTTGTTGTCGCGTGCAATCTTGTTGTATTTCCGTTGTTGTGTTTGGCGAAGTACTTTGATCACGTTTGTAACGTGTTTTGGGTATAGTGACAATAGACCTGTAGGAGTAAACACTACGTGTTCGTTATCGTATGTTAGTGTTAAGAACCATGCTGTGTCTGATACTTTTGCTTCTTGTCTTAATCTGAATCCCCATGATGATGCCCTGGCTTTTCTACAGTCCAGGCATGAACGACAGGGAAAACCTGTCTTTGCCCCATAGGGTATATAAGGTGTTTTACATCTAGCCATGTGTATATTTTTTAGGTCATTTTGCGTGTGTTGAACGATCTCTGCTTAGGTAATGGTATATTACCTTTAACGAAAAAGGGGCCCTTAGAGGCCCCTTTCTGTCGTTTTTTGCTTTTTTAGATTGTTGGCTCTCCGTAAATCGCCATTTTTGACCTCTTTGTGATATTGTGTGCAATTTGACACCAGAGGTAATCTGTGTTGTCTTGTACTGCGAATATCCTTTCTGCTGCATCTGTTTGAACCTCGATAAACTCCTGGTTTAGTACTGGTTTTGTTGCAAATATGCGTGATGCTGTCCAATGGTTAAGCGTTGTACGGAAATCTCCTGCAACCCTGGAAGGTATACTTTTTAGTTCTGCATACCTGGATTGATAACCGAAAGTTTCTGTAGGGTCTGGCTCGTATGCAAATATTTCGTCGATCTGTACGGCCTGTTCTCCGATGTGTGCGAATTGTGGCCAATAGTAATCGTAAGGATCATTTCGTAACCATGATCTGTGAATGCCTTGCTGATAGGCTGTAATTGGTTGAATGTTAAGGATAGTGATAATAAAGCCGTGTTCTTCACATTTGAATGTACTGTTTTCACCAAGTCCTAAAGCTACACCGTGACCTGCCATAGATCCCTGTGCGGGTGATCCTGCTTCGCTTGGATCTGTTGGATTGAATGCACCTGATGTGTTAAGTACCTCTGATATACTAACTGCCTGTTTTAATCCTCCTACGTATTCAGGGCGTTGAAGTCGTGCATCTGATGATACCTCATCAAAGAAGTTTTTAATTACTTCTATATAACGCTGACCGCCACGCATAAGCTTTTCTAAGAATTCCTGTAATCTGATAGATGCTCTGAACTCTGCTACTGTGTTAGTTGCTGTTGTAAGTGTACGATC